ATCGCAACCTTCGATGCTTTTAGCCTTCAGTAAGAACCTACTCATCTTCTAACCGCCTTCCTTATTTGTCTATCCAGCTCTTTCTTATAGTTATTGTTGACTACACCTATAGCAATCTTAAAGAAATCCAAGAACTTTCTATGTTTGATGAATGGTTTAGATACAGCCAAGAGTTTAAGGTTGTCCTTGCCTTCTCTCTTCCATAATGCATTGTTTGTGTAGAATATTTTCTTCGGTGCATCAGCCTTGTTACTCTTCTTGCCAATGATGTTACCAAATTTGTTTAACCTTTCACCACCTGCTGATGTAACTGGTGCAAGTATAGATGATTTCTTTGCCTTCTCTATACCACCCTCATATACATACTTGAGATACTTAGCTGCAATATCTTTGACAAAGATAAGAGCTGATAGATCATTAGGTTTAGCTCTAAACTTCTTAGGCATATCTACTGACTTAATAGTAAATGGTGTTGGTCTATCTAATCTCTTTTGTATCTGTGCTCTTTGTGCATTGACTACCTTTGCACCTACATTGTTGATAGCTTTAGCGGTTGCATCAGGTAAGTGTTTTCTTTTAAACAATCCCATCTGTTTCTTTAGCTCTTTCTCGTTAGTCTTTACGTTTATTGTTATTGTCATAGTTCCTCATAATGTGCTATCAATTTATCAATATACCATTTAGCCTTTTGTAAGTCTTGTATGTTGGCATCCTTCATACGATGTCTATGTATATACTTTATGGCTGAACCCTCTAGATAACTAGGAAACTCTGAGCCTAATTGTTGTTTAATATACTCAATGCACTCCACCTTTCCATTGTTGTAGTGCTTAGGTGCAGATACTGGGTCATGCTTTTTCTTTTTAATACTCATCTTTACTTCACTCCTTTTTGTTAATTTATCTTCAGTGTTCTGAAACGACCACTCAAAGAATCTATCTATCGCTTTTCCTATCATCTTTCTTTTTCTTTTTCTTTTTCTTACCAAAGATAGCTTCATAGTTATCTTCATATTTTTTTGTATTCTCAGGACGTCTTGAACTACCCTTACCACCATGCCACTTAGTCATAACTTATCCTTTCAAAATTTACAGTCTTATCTAACTTAGACAATAACTCTTTTGCTTTCATAAAATCTTTTGGGATACATCTAAGTAATTCCTCTACACTAAAGATCATCATGTCAGGCTCATCTTTATGTATCTTATTTAAGATTGGCTTCTCATCATCAGTGTCACAAACTATTGCTGTTTTCTTGTCAAAGTTAAAACATCTTGTATTAGGTTGTATTCTTGTATAACCACTCTCTTCACATTTCTTGTTAAGTGCATCAAAAGCTCTATGCATCATTTCGACCATTTGTATTTTCTTTTTTGCATGAGCATCATGTAATGTATCTTTTAACAACATTTCAGCTCTACAAAATTTAATTTCAAAATTAACACCAACCATATTAAATATTCTTTTTCTACTACCCCACCTCTCATATGTTTCAGATTCATAAATTCTTAATTCTTTTAATTTTGTATCTAAAGTTTCATCTAAATATGTTTTCATTGGATTGGTCTCATTTTGTGAATTATAAGTGGATTGGGACTGGTTGCTTATAAAAAGCAAACCAATCCATCCAACTTTTGGGTAATTTGGCACTAAAACCAATCCAAAAACAGTCCAAAACCAATCCAAAACTAATCCAGTTAATATAACTCATTATCCCACCTTTTAGATTGATAACCCTTATCTTCATGATAATGCACCAAATCATTGTTTGCTAAATCTCTTAATCTACCAGTCATTGTCTTTTCTTTTACATCTAATATTGATGCTAAAATTGAATTTTTTACCCATACATCACTTGGACTTTTTGGATTTTTTTCTAACTGATAATCTTCTATAGCTTTATTTGTTTCTCTTCTTTTTGGCGTCCAAAGATTATATTTTGGCTTTTCATCAGTTTCTAACAGTACACCTGATGTAACACCTTTAAATCCTAACAGTTCTATTTCCTTGAACTTTAAATACATTTCATCAATAGGCGTACCATCTTTGACTAATGTCTGCTTCAAATTAACTAACATAGCCGCATCATCACTATTTTTATCTCTATCTACCTTAAACTCATAATCTAATGCTGCAGGTAATACTGAGCTTCCTCTTGATCTAGCACCACTACCATGACCAGTATGGTGAACAATAATAATAGATGCATTAAACTCTTCTTTTAAATCATCTATATGCTGGATAAACTTATTCATATCTTCTGTGCTATTCTCATTGAGACCATAGTTTCTAGCCAAAGTATCCACAATAATCATTCCTATTGAACCTTGTTCCTTTTCTATGTTTCTACAAACCTCTTGTAGATTCTTAAAATCTTCATTATCACCAATTCTTGTTCCTCTGTTACTAACCAATAAAGGCTTATTTTTTAAACTGTAGTCGTGATGTTGCTCATGGCTTTTTATTCTTCTGCCCACACCAGTAAAACCTTCTCCAGCTAAATAAAGCACTGTAGCTGGTTTAGTTTCATAACCATAAAAAGTCCTTCCTGATGCAACAGCACATGCCATATCAATAGCTATAAATGACTTACCACTTTTAGCTGCACCAAATATAGATGTCACTGTGCCACGTTCTATACATTTATCAATCAACCAGTCAGGCTCAGTTATATTAGACATAATCTCATCAACTGTTTGGAAATATAGACTGGCTCTAGGTGCTTTTATCTCTTTAAACTCATCCATGCTTTCTATATATGTCACTAAGTCACCTGACGTTGGAAAATCACCTCTTATATGTGCATCCCACAAATCATCTTTAGCTTTAAAATGTGATGGTGGTGTAATTACTTTAACTGTAGATTTATTTTTTGTTAGCATATCTGCTATTTCATTAGCACACTTAAATCCAGCTTCATCATTATCAGGAAATATCCAAACTTCTTTACCATACAAAGGTGACCAGTCAGACTTTTTCCAACTATTAACGCCACCATGCCACGTTGCACAGTCGCCTTCATATATCTTCTCTGCACCTAATGTAGCTTTCTCACCCTCTGATACTAAAATAGGCTTATCTGTATGCTCTGCTTTATAGTACAAAGGCATAATGCCTTCAGGTCTTTTTAGTGACCAAGTACCATCTGTATTTTTACTAAATGGTGCATATTTTTGTTTGATTCTATGACCAGTGGGAAACCTCATAACCCAAAAATCTTTAGCATACTGCATTGCTATAGATGCTTCTGTAAAAAGGTTTCCCATTTGTTTTCTATCAAATGATCTTGCATTGCCCTTGTTAATGCCATTTGGGGGAGTCACACTAACACTGAGTAAGGAGTCAGAGGACAATGCTTGATCATAACCAAACTGTTTTAAAACTGTTGTTACATCTTCATTCATGTATTTAATAAGCTCTACAACCCCACCACCAAAGCCACCTTCGAATGTATAGAAAGTGCCTTTCTCTAGATTGAGAACCATACTGCCATGAGTACCCCATCTCATTTCTGTAGATGAGATACTCTTTGGCTCACCTAAAAGCTGCTTTGCAACTTCAGGTGCTATTTTTACCCAATCAACAGACTGCATCAGAAAGGAATATCATCGTCAGATAGCTCAGATGTCTTTACTATCATGTCATTCACTTTATCTGCAAGACCTTCATTTGGTGATACAAAACCATCATCGTCATCTGCTGGTGCATCAGGGTCTATATACCAATCAGGTATAGCATTGCCATCAAATCTATCTGCCCATTTACTGAACTTAAATGAAAGCTCTGATGAACTACCCATGCCTACTTGTATTATCTTTGAACCAGTAAACTCTACAACTGGCAATTTACCTACATTGTTAGCTCTGTCATTCCAAAACAAATCTAAAATGCTATCAAAAGCACTTGATTCAGCAAAAGTAAATCTTTGCCATAGATAAGCATGTTCTGCACCATGTGGCATTACCCAGCAAGAAAAGGCTCTTTTCCAATCCTCATCAGGTTTAGGGTCAACTGAGCCAAACTTAGCATCCCATTTATATTGGAAACCATCAGCCTTTGTGTACCTACCCCATCCTGATTTAAAAGTTTCAGGGTCTAGCTGTAGATATTTAACATCAACCTCAGTTTCACCATTAGCATAAAACTTCTGACCCATTGTTTTGAATCCTAAGTAGATTTGTTGTTTATTTTCGGTATTTCCCATACCACCTAATATACTCATATATTCTCCATTTAATGTATCGTCAAATTCTCGATACTGTTTATATAATCAGTTTCAAGTTGGGTATAACACCTTTCCTTAAAACC